AAGGGGACTTTGGTTATAGTCCAATGGCGTGGCAAGCAAGGTTTGTCACTCAAAGTATTGGTAAGATAATGGCTTATTTGAAACATGGGTCTGCGTTTGTAGCAATCAATCAATTAAGAGAGAACCTAGCTAGTATATATGCACCTAACACTACACCAGGTGGGCATGGTCAAACATTCTTTTCCCATTTGATTCTAAATGTACGAAGAGGTCCGTGGATAGAAGAAACGGTAGATGGTAACAAAGTTAGAACTGGTTTTGAGATGAAGATTGAAATGGATAAAACTAAAGTAGGTGGAGATAGTTGGGCAAATACTACAGTTCCTTTTACAGTAGAGGGTGGTATAGATGTCTTAGAGACTTACATTAGAGAGGCTATAGACAAAGGGGTAATAAAGAAAACAGGTTCTTGGTATTCTTTAGGAGATATTAGGGTTCAAGGGATGACTTCTCTAAAGGACGCTATAAAAGAAAACGAAGAGCTATTAGCACAAATACAAGATGACTCTACCCCCAACTAGTAATACCGAGCAAGAAATAATAATAGCTGAATATTTAAGCGAACTTGGATTTAGATATACACAACAAGAATTTTTTCCTCCATATAAGGTAGACTTTTATATAGAAGAGATAAATACTGCCATAGAAGCAGATGGGGTTTATGGACATTTATCTAAAAGAGATAAAGTTAGGGATAAAGTTTTGATGGATAAATATAACATTGATGTTGTAATTCATATCAAAGAAAAAACAAAACCAACAATACAAAAGGCATTATGGCAGGAATTAAACAAATAACTGAAACAAATAAAAAGAAAAAAGCTCCTAGAGATAAATGGCTTACTAAGATAATAGACGAGCATTTAACAGAAGTTGATACCCCTCCACGAGGTGGTGTGTTTCATCCATCAGCTTTAGGCAATCCTTGTGACAGGTATTTGTGGCTTTATTATAATGCTAAAATCCCGGAGCAAATATTAGAAGCTAGAATAAAAAGAATATTTCAAAATGGAAACTTTTTAGAAGAC